GCACCTTTTTAAAGTTTAACATAAAAAACATTAAAACATTTTGAATATACCAAATTAAATATTTATATTTGCACAAAATTATAATAATTAATTAATAAGAAAGATTATGAAAAAAGTAGAATTAAAAGAAACGAAGAATTTCAAGGAGTTAAAGAAAACGTTTGATTCTTTTAGCGAGAAAAAAGACACGATGCTTGCTATCTTTAACATTAATGAAGAGGATGGTGGTGTAATGTTTTGTGGTGATGCCGTGAAACTAAGTTTGGGATTTTATGAAATCATCAAACAAGGTTTGAAGAACCATGATAATGAAAAAACACCACAGTTTGATATTTTCTGCGCCTTGATGCTTGGTATTAAACTTATTGTTGATGAAAGAAGTCAAGAATCCGACGAGTTGACAAGTATTCTTATGATGATTTATGAAAAGGCTAACAAGAAGGAAAAAGACATTGTAGACATGCTTGATAGCCTTTCATCAATGATTGATAGGTTTAAGAAGTTCAATTAATTCAATTAAAAAGCAATGGAACAACAACTATACGTGAAAAATGAAAAAGGGCGGTATGTGCCATATATAGAGCCAGAACCGCCTTTTGACAACGTTCTTTATCGCAAGGTCAAGCATGGTAGAAAGACCATGTATGTACCTCAATCCATGTGCAGCGACAGAGGACTGGATGAAGGTGTTTGGGTTGTAATCAAAAACTGCTATGGTAAGTCATACGCATCTGGTAAGTACCTATATGATTGCTTTTTGTGTATGAAAGCCAGTGATATACAAGATGTAGAACTTGCAAAATTGGGTGGCATGGAGAACTTGGCATCTTTCTTAAGCGCACATTGGGAAGAGATACCCAAAACAAACACCTCTATACACGATTTCTGTCGTGCCATTGTTGGTATGTTGTTTAAATACAAACCGAATGATGGAAAATAGTATTTCTATATGTTGCAAGGTAACATGTCCTGAACGATTTACTTGTGCAAAGTTCCAAAGGGCATTGGACGTGAATAGTGGAAAGATACAAAGTGGATATTACGAAATAGAGAAATGCGAATATGAAAAATGAAGTGACCACAAAATTAATGAAAGCATTCGAGAAGGATGCAGAGGAATACTTGCAAAACATTGAAAGTCCCCTTTCACATAAATTGGATAAAGATGACGGGGAAAGATGGAAACAAGAAATAAAAGAACATTTTATCAATGGCATGTTGCATGTACTATACAACCCAGAAGGCGGTTCTTTGTTGTATATAAACAAGAAATCATATGACTTGGGATATAATGATGGGTATGATAAAGGTGTAGATGATGTGATACATGGAAAGTAAATAAATGCGTTGTGTCGTGTTAAAATATTAGTACCTTGTAACTTATTACAAAACAATATGAAATGCGCTTAAAACGGTTAAAAAGTGGCTTAAACAAAAAGTTATGATACAATTTCCAGATGCAGAAATGCAAATAAACGAATGGGAACGTGTTTTAGAACAAATAAAAGGTAAGAAATGCCGTACATGCGTGCATCGTTTACGTTTTGAACTTAATGACCATTCAAACAAAATAGTACAATGTTGTAAAAAGCAACCAAGCAAACGTAGTAATAGTGGCTACAAAACCATAAAGGTTACTAATGATGCCTGTGCAAACTATAAAGAATAAAAATAAACATCTATGGCTTCATTTCAACTCGTTGGTTTTATTGAAAGTATAAAATACCTACCCAATCAAGGTGGTTGTTTTGTTTTTGTGTCAGAATACAAGAAGGGCTACAAAAAACAAGATGGTGAAATAGTGCAAGACAAATACATGTCTTGGAAAATAATTTTCAAACAGGGACTTGTCAATTATATTAATAACCATTTTTCCAACGGAATGCTTGTAGAGATTAAAGGCGAGATATTGCCATATGCAATCAAAAACCAAGAAATAATGGATGGGTATAGTGTTATTGGTCAATGCATCAATCTTTTTGGATTTCCACGAGCATCACTAAGACAAGAGCAAAGGATGATTAAGGAAAGTCAATTAAACATGGATGAAACACCCAATCTTGATGACCATATCAAACCTGACTTTTAGTTAGTAACGTTATATAACCAATCTTTATTTTAATCTTTAAAATTACGTAATTATGAGTACAGAAAAAACAAAATGTGACATTACGGAAATGGAAAAAGAAGTTTCCAAGTTAAAGTTTCAAATTGGAGGCTTTAAGGTTTCCAATGCCAACTACAAGAAGCAAATCATGGAACTTAAGGAAAAGTTGAAAGATTGTGATGAACAAAAGAAGAAACTTGTGTCACAACTCGATGAAAAGGAAAAAGTCATTTATGGGTTAAGAAGTCAAGTGGCGGAACTTTCGGAATGCCTTAAGAACGTCAAAGATGACCGTGACTTATACAAGGTAAATTACGAGCATTTCCTTTCCCTTCCTTGGTACAAGCGCATCTTTGCAAAGTAACACTTATCTATTTTCCTAAAACATTAATGGTCACTATCCATCACGGACGATGACCATTTTTTAATTGATTAGAATAAAGCCAGAGAAAGTAGTTTGTATATTAACTTTGTGGTGCGTTTAGTGCATGTAGTGTTATCGTTCCTATGATGAAACTATTGTCACCACGATTCAACTTTATTGTGGTTGGTTTGTACTCGTTCAAGCAAATACAATGCACATACTTGTTTCCAAGATATGCAGACTTTATCCACACATCACTGTTTGTCATATATGCAACAAAGTTGTCATGTGTGGTTTGTACATTGAATCCACTTTGTGATGCTGCATATTTCTTACGCACAATAAAGGTAAGTGCTATGTCAACATTTTCCCTTATAACAACAGGGTTGTTTTGGTTGTCAAGCGTTGTTATAAGGAAGTCTTCTTCTTGCTCATCAACCCACTGTGCAGTATAGATATTGATGGGTTTACCTTTGTCAAGCAATCCAGTAACGCTAAGAACCGCCACACCATCATATAATGTTGTTATGTCTTGGAATGTACCACTTGCGATATTCTTTACATAATATTTTCCACTTGAATTATTCATATCTCTAAAGTTTTAACTGTTTGAAGAATATGTTTACCTTTGCAAAGCAAAACTTACCAACATCTACGTTTGCCCTATTACTGTACTTGTACACAAGAACCTCACAAGAATCATCAGTATAATCAATAGTAATACTACTTTCATCGAAAAGATAAATCCTTATGGAATTGTACCCTTCACAAGAAAACGTTATATTGGAATAATTGCTCACATATATAGTAGGACATTTTGTTTTGTGTATGTTGACACCACACTCACACCACATCAAAGATGTTACATCAGCCATGATGCCAAAGTCATCATCATAGCCTGCATATAGTTGGTAGGTGTAACCTTTCGCACCCTCTACATCATCAAAAGTCCGCTTTCCATTAATATAGTCACCGAAATTCCGCAACACATATTCCTTGGTAAGACCAAGTTTGTTGTAGCAGGCTGTCGAAAAGAACGGCTGACTTTGCTGTTTCAAGGCAAGCCTTACAAGCATTTCCTTGTCGTTGCCGCACTTTCTCCAAGCCTCTTTATATTGCTGGCACAATGGTTGCCCAGAAACATTTCCAAGCAAGGAGTTGCGTTTAAAATCAAACATTTCATTTTTCATACTTTTTCTAACTATTAAGTTCTACCATAAAGGCACGACCACTTGGGTTAAGTACGCCTGTTAATATTTCTTGCAATGCAAGTTGAACGGCATAACTTTGTTGAAGTTGGAGTAGCATTTGAGACATCGTGGCAACTTGAACATCCATGTCAAAGCCTATAACCGCATCCCTAATCTCAACCAGCAAATCATTTCTTAAGTATGCTTGTTGAGACATTCCATTAAGGTATGCTTCAATGGCTCCCGCCGTGTCCTCGGTAACACCTTGGATGCCTGCCTGAAGACCACTTAACTGCTTTTCAGCACCTTCGCCAAAGCCAACACCAAATGCTCCCATCCAAGCCTCAAATTCTTCCTTAACCTCGCCTTTCCATGCTTGCGCCAAGTCACGAATGGAATCAACATCATTAGGTGTTGGTGTGATAGCCTTGTTGTATTCCTCTTGTGCTTGTGCCATTTGTCTATTCAACTCCTCCCTGTAAGCATATGCTTTTTTAAGGGAATCTTCATACAGGAATGTAGCCCAGCCATGTGTCATTTGCGTTTCGAGTTCTTCAATGGTTTTCTCGTTTTGTGCCATCTTTTCGGATATAGAGTCCATTCTTTGTTGTTGTGCAGAACCCCTATCCTTAACACTTTGGTCTACCATATCCCACATTTCTTGTATCTTTTCGCCTACAACCCTTGAAACAATAGCCTTCATGATGATGTTGTCCACCATCTTTTCAAAGGATTCCTCATAAGCCGCCATGTAGTCCTCACCTTGTTTAAAGGCGGTAATCATAGAATTTACAAGTTCCTCGGCGGCGCTACCTACGCTTGTGATGCCAAGCAAGTCATTGGTAATATCCTCGATACCTTGCTTTATCTCATTTTCCAAGTCAATAATCTCACCACGCAAGGCAATGATTCTATCCTCATCCCTATGCTTACTATCACGGGAACGTTCAAGGTACAACTGACGCTTAAGTTCCATAAGTTGTAGTTTTTGGTTGGCAATGGCGGCTTGTTCTGCACCGTACTTTGCAACACCATAGGCGTGTTCTATGGCAACCTCAAGATTCTTGTAAGAGTTTTCAAGTCTTTTGACTGCACGTTCACTTTCCTCTATTTCCTTTACAATCTTTTTGTCTGAATTGTCAAAGAAAGAGGAAATAGCACCCATTAAAGTACCAGCAACACCACCAATAATAGCACCATATCCTCCACCAATTTGCGCACCAAGCTGCGCACCTTGTAAACCAGACTGTATGGTACTCATAGTGTCATTCAATACTTCTTTTGCCTCATACCAATCATCTCCCATCAAAGCATCAGCCATTTTTGAGAACATTTCGACACATTGTGAAGCCCACTGGAACATTGCTTGCAAGTCATTGATAAATTCTTTTGCACTTACCTTACCAAGTTCTTTTTCTCTTTCTTTAATTTCTTAATACGTTCAATGATTCCATTTATTTCTTCTTCACGATTAGCATCAAAATCACTTGATTGCTTTTGTGACAGTTCATCTAACTTTTTTTGTTCATTGTCAATTTCGGATTGTAAATCGCTTGCCCTCTCTTTGGCTTCCATCATTGATATGGAAAGCAACTTGAAAGGATTATCTTCCCTTTGCTGTTTGTATAGGCTTATCAAGGCACGATTAATCTGTTTAATCTGCTTGGGGTCAAGATTCTCAGCCTCATGCTTATAGGCATTAATATCATCAATAAGTAACTGTATGGCTTTGTCGGTCATTCCAGCAAGGTCGCCAGTTGCAATCACCCATTCAGGTGTTTTTTGGAACTCCTCAAATGATAGTTTTGCAAGTTCTTGTTTTTCTCTATTGTTGATAGCATCAAATATAGCTTGAGTTGCACCTTTCTTTCTTGCAACCTCACGTTCACGCTCTGCTTCCTTTTGAATTTGTGCAACCTTGTGTTCATACTCGGCATACTTTTCAAGAAGCTTATCCCATTCTTGGATTTGTTTCTTTGTTTCATCAACTTGAATCTTGTGCAATGCTTGCCTATAGTTGTCTACAACCTTGACAATATCGTCTTCCATGCTATGCCCGCTTGACTTAATCCATTTGTCAAAAGCGTCTTTACCCATCAGTGAAGCAATGTCTATCTTTTCTTTAGACTTGTTTTCTCTCAGAATCTTGTCAATATACTGCTGTGCTTTCTTTGCGGCTTCTTCTGCGTTCTTAGGAAGCTCGTTCAAGTCAATTCCCATATAGTCTGCAAAGATGCTGCCTAATTCTGGGTTAGCGTCAAGTTCGACAGCCAACTCGTACTCGTCCTTCAATTTGCCAAGTTCGTTGTTTAAGCCATCTGTAATGCGCTTGTAGTCAATCTTTGTTATTTCAACATTCAACTTACCAATGGCTTTTTCCAAAGCCTCGACACCCTTGGTATTACCCAAACTCTTTGTTATTTTCAACATTTCACGGTAATAGTCACGAACATTATGCAAGTCCATTGTTGCAAGTTGTTCGCCACTAAAACCTTTAATGCCATATTTTGAAAGTGTTTGGGATGTTGACTTTAATGTTGAATCATATTCCTCGGCTACTGCTGTCATAGCCGTTTGGGAATCGACACCAACCTTGGTGTATTCCTTATACAACTTTTGAATGTCGGTGATAAGTTGTATTTGTTTTGTAAGAGCCTCGGAAAGAGGGTCTTTCTTAGAACCACCACCTTTACCCTTTTTTCCTTGTTTGGCTTTCCTTAATTCCTCTTCACTAACACCAGCGGCAAGTGCTTTGTTGTATGCCTTTTGTGCCTCGGTTTCTTTTTCGGTAACAAGAGTATTGTCTGCGGTTCTTTGTTTTACCTTATTCTTTGCAACGGCAACAGCTTCAAGTGCTTGTTTGTAGCCTTTTAATGCCTCGGATGATTCCCTTATAAGTGTAGAAGACTTTCGCGCCTCGTTGTCGGCGGCTTTGTTTTTAGCAGCCTGTGCATACTGCGCCGCTCTTATTCTTAATTGTTCGACACTTAATTCCCCTATTCCTTTTATTGGTATTTTATCTTTACCAGCCTTTTCTGCATTAGTGGCGAGTGCTGCAAAACGAGCAGAAAGTTGTGTAAGTTTACCCAACTCCATTTGGCTCATCCATGCAGGAACCTCGGTTTTACCTTGACTAAGAAATCAATAATGTGTAAACCACTAAAGTCTTGTATAAGTTGGTCAATTTTCTTATAGAAATTTTCGGTGTCATTGGCTGCTTTCATTAACTGTGTTTGGGTTTGCTCAACACGGTCATTGAATGATGCACCACTTTCCGTTGCTTTCTTTTCAGATTCATAAGCCTTGTCGGTGGCTTCAGTATAATCTATTTGAGCTTCTTTTGCATTTTTAAGTTTTTCGATGTATTCATCAACAATATTAACCTGACCATACCAACGTGTTTCAAGCCATTGGGAATTAATGGTTGATGCATCAAGGTTGATGGCTCGCATCTTTTCTTGAATTTTTGCATATATTTGTTCGACACCATTTTGGTATTCCTTTCCAGTCTTTCCAGCAATAAGCATTATATTACTTTCAATAACATCCCCAATGATATTAGCAATAGCCTCTGAATTTTTCTTAAGATTTTCATCACCTTCCATCCAAAGGTCACTACCAGTCATGGCATGTTTTAAGGATTCTTTGAACTTTTGTTTTGCTTCATTAGCAGTACCTTCAAAATCATCCCTACCTTGTTGTACATCATTCAAATACTTACGCTCTAATGCTTCCTGTTTTATAAGCGAAATGGCAACACGACGTTTGTCATTAACAGCTTCTAAAGAATCCGTTTCTTTGACTGTTTCAATACCATATTCCTGTAATATATTATTAAGTTCTCCCATTACTTTTTGTAATTGGAAGATTCTTTTGATATACCTGTTAAAGTGTTAAACAATGATTCTGTTTCAAAGATTACCTTTGCACCTGCCTTTCCAAACTTTTCAGTATATTCCCCTGCATCTTGCATAGAATCATTAAACATTGCAAAATAGCCAACCGCTACTGCAAGTATGGATGCAAGCGCACCAATAGGACTTAATTTTGTGACCGCATTAAAGGTAGCCATAGCACCAGTGGCAGACTTTATAGCCGCAATATAATTTCGCCAGTTTATAATAATACGTCCTAAAAGCATCTTATTGTTAAGTGCATTGGTTAATAAGGCGGCTGCTCTATATGTTCCCAATGCTATTACAACCTCCTTAATAACGGTCACCAATAGACGCCAGTTTTCATACAAAGACTTTAAACCTCTTAATGGTAGTTCAAGCATGGTTTGGTTTCCACTACCTATTTCATTAAGCATGTTGTTCCATGCCAAAGTAAGGTTTGCTAACTTAACTTTAAGTGTGTCCGCCTGCTTTGCTTGGAAGTTAAAGAACTTACCGCCTTCATCCGTAACTTTATTGATTACTTTCATTACGTCATCGTATGATACCATTTTCTTTGACATCATATCAAAAACTTGTGCGGTAGTAACCAATTCATCACCAAAGCGTTTTTCCTCGGTGTACATTTGTGCCAGCATGGGAACAATAGCCAAACCAGCGTTAGCAAAGTCACGGGCATCACGAGCCGTAAGTGCCGTTTGTGCCTTAATCTGTCCTAAGTTATATACCAAGCGTTCCATTGGCACACCCAAAGCCGCAGAAATGTCCGCAAGGCGGCGTGTGGTGTCAACAACTTCCTCCTCGGCATAGTTATAAGCCAAAAGTTGTTTTGCGCCAGTAGCAAGTTCCATAAGCGTGAAAGGAGACTTTAATGCCATTATGTTCAATTCATTAAATATCTCTGTTCCACGTCGCATATCCCCAATCAAAATACCCAAAGAACGTTCAAGCATTTCATATTGACCACGAACCTCATATAATTGCTTAGTAAAGTTACTAACAGCACCAAGTGTCATTGCATAGACTATACGGTTACGAATATAACCAAAAGATTGTGCCAAATAGTTGTTGCTATGTGTCAATTGAATACCTTTACCAAGTAGTTCTGCTTGCAACCTTGAAAGCCTTTGGTATTCATTGCCTAATGCATGAACCTCGTTCTTGTTTTGTGGATTAATGGTTACATTACGCAATGCCCGCATCTTTTTTGCAACAGCATCAACACTGCTTTCATCCATTCCCAAAACCTCTTTCAATGTTTTAGGTTTTGTGGAATTAATGCGGTCTATTTCCTTTTTGGTACGAGAAATAGTGTCTGCGAGACGTTTTTGTTGTTTTTCACTTAGTTCGGTAGAGTCTTTGTAGCGACGTTGAAGAATTTCAAGCATACGCAGCTTTCTTGTTGCCTCATCCAAGTCGTTAGACGGCATTTGTAATGTTCTATCAAGTCTTAAAGAAGCAAGGCTTGTGGTTTGTTCCTTTAACTTTCTTTGACGCTCTTCAATAACCTTGTTTTGTTCACGCAATTCATTGGTGTTAAGTTCCATTTCCTTGCGTTCTTTTTTCATAGTTTCTATTTCTTGCTCTAATTCGCCTATGGTATTTGCATTATAGGTTGGTCTTCCACCATTACCACCACCACTATTACTTGTAGTTGTAGCACTTTGTTGTGCCGCCACCATAGCATCGAATGATGATGACATTTCCCTCCATGCTTGTTGCATTAATTGAACACTGACCTTTTGTGATATGGCAAAGTCCTTCATGGCATCTTTCATAAGATTCATGGAACTTTCAAACTTGTTTGCCATTACTTGTGTTTTGTCAGACACATAATCAACAAGTTCATTTATTGAACGTCGCAAATCATCGTCTTTTAACGAACCGACAATTAAAACATCATCATTCATACCTATATATTGTTTAAGTGGTTATAGAACTAAATTATTTCAACCCTTTTTGACGGGTATCTCGTATTCCTCACCCGCCTTAAGTGTTTTGTATTTCCCAAGGCAACCATTATAAAACCTGTCAAGTTTCTGTTGTGCCTCGTATGCGTCCTTGTAATCATTCCAAGCCTTTTTGTCCCTCCCCTTAAGATATTTCGTGTGTGTGTTGTCAATAGCCATGAATTGTATTTGCGCCACACTAAGACGATAAAGGTAATCATCTAATCTGTATTGTGGGAAGGCTCGGAGGAAGTCTGCTGCGTCTGCAATGATAGTGCTTCCATAAACTGTGATGCTGTCTCCTCCGATTTCTTCTTCCGAGTCAGAAGTAAATCCGTAAGCGTACTCACCGATTTTTGAGTTAAAAAAAACCAGACAAGTCAACGGACTTGATAGCACCTATAATGATTGCCGCCCACTGGTTTGTGTCATAAGTGCTATTCATCACCTTCATTTTCATTGTCCTTATAAGTCTTTCGTTTCTTTCCATTGCATTATCACCATCTGGTGTAAACAAATGGTTGCAAAGAACAATAGCCATAATCTCACACATTGCATCCAAGTCCGTACATAGTGCTGTGATAATCTTTTGGTCGGTGTCAAGTGTTTCATCTGCCTTATGCATGTCGGTGACAAGACGACAGATGCGATACAAGGAATAGTATCTAAGGTTTTTAACCGTATATTCCTTTTCACCAAGACGTACTAATGATGGTGTGTCATTAATGATGTCTATTATGTCCCTTTTTATGTCAACAGAAAAGTCTTCCAACTCGAACCCTTCTTCCTCTTTCTTGGTAATGTTTTCTTTTTCCATGTCCGTGAACGTTTTGTGTTATTTATATTTGTTCTCGTAAACAAAAAGGATGCGTCACTGGGTGACACCCCAATAAACGCACCCCTCCACGTTCACGAAAACATCAGATTCTCGTTTTATCCTTATTCAGTAGGTGTATCACCAATAATCTTGTACATGTGGTCAACCTGACTGCCATCAGTGTAAACAAGTGCGGTGATAGTAACGCTGTAGTTCAAAGCACCATCAGCATCCTTCTTCAGTGTACCTACGGTGAGACCCTTGTAGATAACCAACGAACCATAACCACGACCAAAGTCAAGTTTCCACTCATGCTCGGATGTGTAAGCAGATGCAGCACCCTCATAAGTCTCAGGACTTGTGTTAGCCACACCAGCGGTACGTGTACCACCGAACAAAGCAGGAAGTTCGCTAAGTTCATAGTTAGCCAACTCGAAGGTCATTGTCACAGGATTGCCCTGATAGAAAATATCAAACGGGGCGTCATAGAACTCAGCCTCAATCTCGGTTGACTCGGGCTCGTCCTGTGCAATAGCCAAACCCTTTAAGACACCCATTAACTTTGTGTAAGTTACGTTGTCTGCTGAACCTACTGGGCGATAACCCAAACCGATAGGTTTCAAAGTTGTTTTCTTTGCCATAATTTGTTTCCTTTCTTTTTTATTTTTGTTTATTGATTACTTATTTGGTCTATAACGACGACAAATGACTTTACGAATACATGATATTGGTTTCCCTTTTGTGAATGCTCACTATCATCCATAGAAAGAACACTATCCTCAATGATGTAATAACCACCAGTGTTGTTAAGTCCCGTATTGGCTTTTATAACGCCATTAATGCCATCCTCAAACGTCTTATACAATGCCTTGTTTAAACGTCCACGGGATGCCTTTGGAACATATGCGGTAACAAAGCAACGTGTCCAGCCATAACAGTCAGCATCGAACTCGGAAGCATCGTTCATGTCACCTACCTTGGTAACTATGAATCCATTTACCGTATCCTCTTGCGTATTGTCCGTAGGAACCTCCATTGAATAGATGTTCTGCGTTACCGTACTAAACAAGTCAGATAGGTAATTATAGATTGATATGCGTGAGTTATCTACTATCATAGATTGATGTTATTTTGGTGGATTGACGTACAAAGTAACCCGACATAGTGGTGATAGGTCATTCTTAATATGGTCATAGCGTTGTGACATCACATCAAACTGATAACGTTTCCCGTGCAACATGAAACCACCTTCAAGGTATGCACCATAAGGTGCGCAAGCAGCAAAGACTATTTCCCAGCCTTTTGTAACCTGCGGCTTGTAGTTGTTTTTGAAATCCAATGCAAGAGCACGTCCGTTTACTGGGATAGGGTCGCTACTCCATTCATGCAAGTAACGACTTTTTCTTTGCTTGCTTGTCAAACATTCCACAACCTTTTTGCTTTCCATTGCAATAAACACACCAAAGATACGAGTCTGCAAGATTATACGTCCTGTCATCAAATTCCCTTGAAAGAATAATGTTATCCAGTTCCTCTTGTGCATACGCAATAAGCCTATCGGTCTGTTCATTGGCAACACGCTTGTAAAGTGCATCACCAAATTTCTTTCCGTTAAACTTATATGTAGTCCTCGACATGTTACTTAAAGTATGTTTGTTACCAGTCCTTACGAGTAGCATAAATGCTTACACCACCTATTTGTGATGGTTCAGCATTATCTACATCAAAATATATGGTTTGACCATAACGTGTAAGTGCGATTTTGTCTCCCTTTATAGGAATCAAATAGTTGTCATTTGCATCTTGCGTCAATGGAATGGAAATGATGTAAGACGAGGTTTGAAGGACACGTCCCTCATCATCCGTAACCATCGTTTCATCCATGATACCATTATACACCTCTATAGTAGTGTCTTCATTATCACCTTGTCCTTCAACAATACGTGTGATGACACCAGTGTAAGGGTATTCAAGTATTTCGTCACGCAAGTTCATAACCTATAACCTATCTACATCTTCTATTGGGATAAACTTAATCTTACTCTTCACGTTTTCAAGTACACCAGCCTTTTCGTCATTATATTGCTTGTAAATCTGTATAGCGTACTTGATTTTTTCATCTTGGTAAAAGTCTTGCTCTTGTCCTATGGTCTTTTGATAACCATTATGGGACTGTTGCAACGATGCGGTATTTGATGGTGAAAGCAAAACTGCGGTAAAGATAATGTCCGCTTCCATAAGGTCGCGCAGGCGTTTGTCTACTTTTTCGCCATAAACATCATCCGTAGGAAGAACTCCTCTATCAAGGGCAATAACCTCGAAGTTTCCTTCTTCGAAACTATACCTTGTTTTCTTTTTCAACCATTCAAGTACCGTCATCGTCTAACTATTTACTTTAATATAAAAAACCAAGTCCACTAATTCGATTTAGGCATCTGCCGTAGCCGTGTCTACAACAACGTGGTAAAGAGCCTCGTTCAAAACAGTAGCATAACGACCGATAACGTCCGTGTGGTAAGACTTAAGCATACCATTTGGAGTAATCTTGTTGATGACATACAAGAAGTTCTGAACCTTTGCAAGTGAGAACTGAATACCACTATTGACCTCACCACTACGCATGAGTGCAACATCAGCCGTTTCAGCATGTACAAGTACACCTGCCATGCCAAGAGGACGAAGAACTGCGGTGTTAGCCTTCCAACCACTTACATCGGTAATGGTCGTGAAGTCCTGAACCTTGCTTTGCTGCTTGACAACACGGATAGGTGCAATCTTAGAGATTGTAGAACGTGAATAAGCAACAAGCTGCTCCCAAGTGATAGTGTTGGCATCAATACCACTCTGACCACTTGTTACCACAATAACCTTGTCTGGTGCATAAAGGCGGATGTAACGGTTTACCTCAGCCTTGAAGTAAGTGTTGTTTACAAGAACACTTGTGATGATGCTATAAGGAATGTCCCACTCCATAGCAAAGTCATCGGGAAGATTCTTGGCGGTCTTGAAGTCAGCCTCAATCTTCTGCATCTGTGAAGGAATATCACAATCAGATGCTGACCAAACTTTTGCACCTGCGGTCTTGAAGTTGGTCAATGGAATATAAGACTGCTGCTGTGTTGCAACACCACTAAAGCCCATTGTGGATGTGATAGAACCAGTAGAACCAGCGAATGCAATGGTGTTGGTGTTACTATAAGCACCACCATAAGAAAGCGTCTGTGCTGCCATGAAAGAAGCACGGTAGTTGTGAGTCTTAACCAAGTCGGCAACACCTTTCACAAAGCCAGTGATAAGGTTCTGGTCTTGGATGTTGAACTCACGCAGACGTGCCTGAAGCTCTAACTTAGACATGGAAGTTTCAAACAAGCCCTTACCATACTGGTAGATAGAGCCAGTCTTTTCCTCCCATCCCTCGGTGTCGAGCTGTGCAGTCTCGGAAAGCGGAGCCATTGCATCAGCCATAGGAACGATGCGGTTCACCTTCTGTCGTACTGTCCATGCAGGATTCTTCTTACGGTCGCCAAGGTCAATCTTGTACTCGTTACCCTCTACGGTAAAGTGCTCCTGCCAGAAGAAAGCATTAGCCTCAACCTCTAAGGTGTTGTCAATAAGTGTCTGGAGGAAACCAGCGTTAGCTCCATCCATAAAACCTTTCTGATACAATTTTTCAATTGCCTCATCAGGTGTCCATTGATATTTTAATGCGTTTGCCTATTAATTTTTTCCTTTCTTTAATGTTTGGTGATTAAATCCAGAAAATACCGTCAATGAGTGACTTGTTCTTAGCAAGCACATACTTTGGCAGTGGCTGCATGCGAGCAATCCAAGCCTGCTTGTTGTAAACGGTAGAAATAGAGTAGTTGGCGTTCTCAAAGCCATAACCCTCGGTGGGAAGCAACTCTTCGTCAGCCTCTACGAAAGTGTTAGGATTGGGAACAAGAACCTTTGCACTTGCGGACTTAGATGTACCCTGTGCCTCAACAAGAATAGCACCTGCGGAAAGTTCGCCAAGGGTGTTGTCTACCGTGATGGTGAACTTCTCGTTTGCCTTGTCATAGACAACGGCGGTAATCTTTGCAGACTGACCAGTGTAGTCGGCAACAGTCTTAGTAACTGCGCCCGTTTCGGTGTTTGCCTCGAGGGTCTCAACGGTCAATGCTTCAGGGGCAACCATGATAACCATACCAACCTCGGGGGCATCACTGTAACCATCACCATTGATAACATACTCTGTTGCATCAGCAGCGGCATTAGCCTTCAAAGCAAAGGAACGGAAGATGTAGCATCCGCCTTGGGGGGTGTATTGTACGAGCTGTGCTGCATACAATTTACCAAAACCCTTGTTTGGGTTCTTGATAGTACCACCGAGGAGAACGTTTCCACGAGCCTCGCCATTACTGTCTTTCACCCAAACATGCTTACCACCACGTACCTGACGTGATGTTTCAAAGAAATAAGCAAGATTTGTAATAGCCATAATGTTTTGTTATTAAAAAATTAATTACTAATTTTCACTTTGGGGATGGAATCAATAACGTCCTCATACTGCTTTTGTGTAGTAACAGGCTTTTGGGGTCTGATGTCACCAAGGGAATCCTTAAAGATGTCCTTAAAGCGAGCCACAAGAGCGTCTGCTTGTTCCTTGTCCTCTTTGTCAAGTTTGACATCATAGTCTTTGGCATACTTTTCAAAGGTGCTATGAACGTCATCCCTGATACCCTCTTTAGCAATCCGTAGAATGTTTGTAAACTTTTCTTGTTTCAAACGCTCATTCTTGTAAGATTTCAATTCGTCCAATTGGTCTTGAACCTCTTTTGGAATTTCAACCTGTACTTGGGTTGGCTGCTGTGGGTTTTTGATTTTTTTCTGCAACTCTGCTATTTGGCTTTTGTACCCGTTTTCTTTCGTGGTAAACTCCGTAGTTTTTACGGTAGCCAATTCCGATGCGCTTGAAAAAGCCGTGTTAAGTGCGAACTTAAGGTTTCCAACCAAAGACTCATCATTAATATCTCCCTCTGGGTTAGCCTTAAGGAAATGGTCAACGAATTTGTCTTTAAAAGCATCGGTTAGTGTTGCCGTTGTGTACTGTTTCTCCGTACAATAGTCGTTCACTTTCTGTAGAACGTCTTCTTTTGTTAATGCCATAGTTTTCTACTATTTTTAATTAAACAATGTGTGAATGAATTTTTGCAAAGAAACAAAGAACATAAAAAGCAAAAAAATGGAATTAACACAAAATGGTAACAAAGTGTATAAAAGTGTTGAACTTTAAACGATACGAGTTTAATTTATATATAAACAATGTATATCTTTGCGACAAGAAATTTCTTTTTACAAAAAACTTTTATAAAAACTCCACTATGGCAAGGAAAAGAAACGACATTGTTTTAAGCCCGTTAGAGGATGGCAACCAAAAGTATGCCATTCGCTCTAATGCAGACATTGTTTGTTTTACTGGTGGTACTGGTGGAGGAAAGTCCGTTGCCTTGTATTATTCACCTATAGCGCACCTTGCATTAAATGATAATGCAAAGATTGTTTGCTTTATGCGTAACATCAGCGATTTCTGGGGCGCAGGAAAGGTTAATGACACATTGAAAAAAATGTACCCATTGATTGACCGTTCCGTAAAAAAGCAACCACATGACCCAATAGGTGAAATCATTAGAAACAATCAAGACATGGGTATGAAGTTGTATAATGGAAGTGAATTGAAGTTCCAGCAACTTGACAATGAAAACCCAATAGTCATTGATAAGATAGCAAAAGGACTACAAGCAAAAAAACTTATTTTTGATGAGTGCAACAAGTTTCTTTGGCGCACAATTTCATCCTTTTTCCCACGATTGCGTAGTGATACAGAAGGAAAGGCACAAGTCTTTCTTGCACAAAACCCAGAACGTGAATGTTTTATGCGTAAGATGTGTGGAAAAGGAGAACACGGAGGGGGTTGGATTAATGATGATGGAACCGTTGACAAGTCAATGGATGGTGTTGTAATGTTCTTCTATATGCCAAATGGTGATTATGAAAAAGCGGTATGGGGACGAACAAAACGTGAGGTTTATGAAAAGGCAAAAGATTCTATAGATGCCTTGCTTGCGGTAGATACGGACATGAGTTACGAAGATTTTATTCTTTCAATGGCATTCTTTACTTTCAATGTCCGTGACAACAAGAAGATGCTTTCAAAGAATAAAGGTTATAGGGGACTTGCTGCAAATGCCGCAACGGCAGCATCAGCATATGCCGAAAACTGGAACTACTCTATCACCGATGAGGAGGAAAATCCAGAAGATTTGGTGAATGTTGAACTTAGCCAAGTGGACATTGAACGCATGTTCAGACCTTGCGAGATACCACAAGGCAGCCAACTTTTGATGCGTCGTATGACTATGGATATGGCGACAACGGGGTTTGATAACTTGATTTTGAAATATTGGGAGTTGTGGTCACATTATGGATGGATATGTAAAGACATTCAATATAGCATCCATAATGAAAACCGTGAGGCTGTTATAATGGCAATACAGTTTCGTGACAAGCACAACCTACAAGAAAAGGAAATGATACTTGATGTTCAAGGTTTTGGTTTCTTAAAAGACTGTTTCCCAAGGGCAACACTTTTCAGCGGTGCAGGAACCACAAGTAATCGTGGAAAGGCACAGTTTAAGACAATGAAAGATGAAAGTGGACATGTGACAATGGAAATGATACAAAGTGGACTTATCCACTATGAACCAAGCCTTGCAAGTATGCATTATAACCATAAGAACATGAAAAGGGAGGGTGGAACAACAATATTAAAGCACATGGTGTTTGAAAGCCGTGTGTTCCAGTTCCAAAAACACCCAATGGACGTTTGGAGATGTTACCAAAGGAAAGAATGAAAGCATTACTTAAGGGAATGTCACCAGACCTTATGGATAACATTATTCTTCTTTGTGGTGGCACTATCTATGACTGTTACAGGCTACTTAGGGACGATGCAGGTATTGTAAGAAAAAGATGCAAGCAAGCGACATGCTTACATTCCTTAACATTGATGGTCATAATGATGTAGACACAAGAATACACCGTGTCAGAAAGATACGTAATGCAAGTGAAGTATTAAACATATTAAGTTCTATATAAGATGATTAGACAACACGACATTAACTGGTTCCTGCGCTCACCAGAAAGGCTTATGAAGATGAAGCCTTTTACTCGTGGCGGTAAGATGAACCCACACGGTTATGAAGGAGAGGAAACCCAAAACAATGCAATGATTGACACGGGGTTTGCCGACCTAACGCTTTATCCGATATCACAAGACACGTTTATTACGGAATACCGCCCAGACTTGCATCATATCATTATGAACAAGTCTATACCACATATTAAAGTTACCATTGATGGTTGCCAATTGCCAGATGGAATGCTTAACATGACACAAACGGCATCATTCCAAAAACTAATACATAGTGCGCATGTGCGTTCTTTGACAGCAAACCCATTGGAGTTTAATCTTGGTAAAAAGGATGCCGATGAAAATGGTATTGATTTGTTTGAAAACGTCAAAGATGAATGGAGTGCAAGACAAATGGATTGGTGGCTTTCCCAATCCATAAACACTTGTAAGCAACTTGGAAACTGCGGACTGCTTTTCAGTTATGACAAGCAAATGGGACAAACCATTGTAACTAACTTTAGTTATGAGGATGGCTATCAAATAGTTCCAAACTATGATGAATATGGGTTTGAGATTGCACGTTCCTTGGTTTACCATATTGATAATAAGATAATCATAGATACCTATGACAATAAATTTCATTATAGGGTAACACAAGCAGAAAGCGGATGGGAGATAGTATCAGAAAGGCATGGCTTTTCTCGTTGTCCCTTATTGCATAAACGTGGAAAGGTTGCATGGGAATATGCAGAAAGTACGATTGAAATGTGGGAACTTATGGCAAACATCCAAGACATTGCATTAAAGCGTTTTGGTACGTTTGCTCTTGTGTTTACTGGGGATATGGATGCTGAAACCTTTAAGCGTGATTCAAGTACCCTTATCATCAATCTTTCAAGTGACACAACAAACGGTAAACAAGATGCAAAAGTTTTGGATTTCCCAGAACCGCAAACAATGGATGGGTACTTAAAGACATTGGAAGAAAAGATTTCTTTGTTCTCATCCACGTCGTTTATCACGCCGAAAGACATAACAACATCAAACAGTGGTGGTAATGGTATCGCCCTTGCAATGTCAAACGACTATGCCCTTGCAACACAAAGTGCTTTGGATTGGAGAAAGTTTGTCAATGACATGGTATATTTGCACCAAGAAGGTCTTGACCTTGAAAACAATGGTGCAGACAAATATGCAAAACTGCATATTGGTGCAAAGATTGTTCCTTGGTCATTGGAAACAAACAACACCAAGATTACCAACCTTGCAATGGAGGCAAAATGGTTGTCTATGCGGACACTTATTGAAAAATCACCAGACGCAGCACCAGATGAAATTGAAAGAATCATCGAGGAACGTGGTTCACTTGTACTTGCCGATGGTGTAGATGCAAATGCAAAGAAAGCGCAGAACATGAGTGTCAATAGGAGTGATGAAATCATAGACAATAGAGTTAAAACAGGAATGTCTTAAGAAGAAAGGAGGTATTACGACATGGACATTTATAGCATTATAAATACAATTGTAACCATCATCTTAGGAGGAGGATGGTTTATATACTACAAGGCAAATAAACGCAAGGCAGATGGCGAGGCAACACAATCTGAAGCCGAGGGTTGGAAAGCAATGCAAGACTTGTACCAACAAACCATCGCTGATTTCAAGAGTTATAGTGAAGACATGCGTACTGAACGCACCGTGCTGAAAAAAGAAAACAGCGAGATGCAGGAAAAGTACAAAAGACTTGATGAGGAAATAATACAGTTACGCAGGCTTTTATCACGTCAAGGAAGGAAGATTGATGCAATGTCCCCTTTTCTTTGTAGTGTAGTTGGTTGTCTTAAAAGACAAAAGGTAAATATTGCTACATTGCAAAATGATGATGATTCTGCATCAGAAAATGAAAATAATGAAGTTGAACAAAAAAGCGAATAACTATGGCAACAATTTTAGCAAAAGGTAGTAGGGGTGATATAGTAAAACAATTACAGAAAGCCCTTAGTATAGCAGGATTCAAAGTTTTTGAGGATGGAATCTTTGGCGAAATAACAAAGGAGGCGGTTATGGCTTTCCAAAAGGCTAATAATCTTACACCTGATGGAATAGTAGGAGAAAAAACTTGGGCGAAACTACCAAAGATTAATAGCGATGTGGTTGCATCCAAGCGTACTATTAATGAAATCATAGTCCATTGTACTGCAACACCAGAGGGACGAAAGGAAACCGTTGACAGTATTCGATTGATGCACAAGCAACGTGGTTGGTCAGACATTGGTTATCACTATCTTGTTTATCTTGATGGTTCAACACATGCTGGTCGTAATGTGAATCTTATAGGTGCGCATTGCGAGGGACATAATGCACATTCCATTGGTGTATGTTATGTTGGCGGTGTTGACAAGAAGATGAAACCAAAAGACACCCGTACAGATGACCAAAAGAAAGGACTTGAAAACCTTTTGAAAAACCTTAAGAAACTCTATCCAAAGGCAAAGATTTACGGACACCGCGACTTTAATAGTGGCAAAGCCTGCCCTTCCTTTGATGCTAAGAAAGAATACAAAGACATTTAATGCCTATGGATATGGAAAAGATAAACAACATCAATTGGTTCAGCGGAGACCCTATGGACAGGCAAGGGTGCTTCTATGGCACTATCATGGCATGTGTCTTGTTTATCCTTATGTTTGCCTTTTCCTCTTGCGGTACAAAAACTTTGATAGAGTATCGTGATGTCAACCACTACATCACAAAGGAGGCGCATGACACGTTAAAGGAAAAGACGACGGACAGTGTGTACTTTGAGGTGGTTACTAAAGGTGATACCGTTTTTGCCACCAAGTACAAGGAGAGCATACGTTGGAGGGACAGGGTTGTTGAACGTCATGACACCTGCTATCGTGACAGCGTAGTAACCAAGAAGGAGACGGTAGAAATTGTTAAATATCCAAAAACTTACAAGTATGCCGTTGCTATTTCATTAATTTTCTTTATCTTTGTTGCGTATAAATTTGCAAGATGGCTCAAGTTTTAGGTAGAAATGTAACGTTCACGATATATAATGCCGATGGAACGTCCTTTCACGGGCTTGTAATGAAGAAGTCCGTGGCTGACAGTGTTGTTATGTCCCTCGGCGACAAGATTACTGGTGATGTGTACTACAGGTCTAACGACTTGCAGTTCACGATGAAGGAGTACATAACGTACAACGGCATCAACTATGTTCTTGTCAACCCACCGACGATAGTGAAAGAGGGCATGTCTTCGGACAACAGTGAACTAAAGGGGATGACGAAATACTCTTTGACGTTCTACCATCCGATGTACATGTTGGGTAATTTCCCGTTGCGTGACGTTGCAGTATCTAATGACGAGAAGCAATACCTTTCCGAAAAGAGAAAGTTTTCTTGGATAGGAACTCCAGATGATTTCATTGCAAAACTAAACAAGAACCTTCAAGGTACACAATGGATTGTCGTAAAGAGCGACAGGTTCCCGCAGGATTTGGACGATGTTCTTAGTCAGGTGCTTTCCTTTGACGAGAACACCATTGCGGACGGTCTTAAGACAATGTATGACGAATGGGGTGTACCTTATATCATAGACCAGATAAAGAGCGGTGAGACCTATTACAGTCAAGGTAAGCGTTTCAAGGTTGTCGTAGGTCTTCCATCCAACGAGATATATGCGAGTGCTACGGATGAGCAGAACAACAATCCTTTCGTGTTTGAGTACGGAAAGGGCGTCGGCTTGAAGAACAACTCCCGTACTCCTCGCAACAACAAGATTGTCACACGTCTGTCAGGATTCGGTAGCGAGAATAATATTCCTTATGGCTATCCGCAGATAAGATGGTACGGTGATACTGGACGTAGTTTTACCTATGGCGACAGGACAGGTGTGTTTACCAATGTCACAATAGGCGGTCACACCTTTGCAAAGATAGTGTCTTATCCTATCTACAAGGGAATTTTGGGTGGTGCTTACGTTGAACTTATCAAGCATCCGTTTACCCGTGAGTACCTGATGCCGAGCGTTTATCGTACTACGCTTTTCAACAAGATTAGTTTCCTTAATTCAGATGGAACACCTAATCTCAACTACGACCCAGACATTGAACTTGTAGACTACTACGATGCCGTTTCGGATGCAGAACACCAATATCCTAACCCAATCAATCTACAGGCTCCAAGTTTCGAGTCACACGGCTTCGAGGACATCAAGCCAGAACTTGACCCAGATGGTGACTACAAACTCATTGCGGTAGTTCCTTTGAACAACAACCTGACACCTGCCAACAAGTGGGTTGATGATATTGACGATGATGGCAATTTCCTTCAGTCATATTTCCAGATAACATTACCTGTCCTGCCTTTTGATATATACGCTTGTGCTGCAATAACCGAGGAGATGCAGATAAACATGCGTAGCGGTGCATGTATAGGATGTACCTTTGACGTGCAGGTTGATTGGGATGACTACAAGAAGAATTTCTATACTCAAGACGGTACGTTTGCGCCTAATGGAGCACAGCGTAACCTTACGAAATATCCTAATTCAAGTACAGGACGCATAACGCTTATCTTGCAGAAGGACAACAACACCTTTGGTACGTTGATGCCTAACATCTATCAGCAGCCAAAAGGTGAGACGACTTCTGGAGCAGACGATGGCGATGCGTTTGTTATCTTAGGCATATCATTGCCTGACACATATATTACCGATGCGGAAAGTCGTCTTGATGAGGAAATGAAGTCGTACATGCTTGAGAACAACGTGTACTACTTTGACTATCCGTTGAAGTTTGATGAGCATTTCCTTGCAACACATACGCATATATTGTCGCAGATTAAGCCCAATACGGTTGTGCGCTTTGAATATGCAGGAACGGAACTTGAACTCTTTGTAAAGCAACTTACTGTAAAGTATGGCGAGAACGTCCTTCCGCAGTATGACATAACCCTTACAGACAATGTAGAGGTTACTTTGAACCAGATAGGTCAGGTTGCGGATGATGTAGAGAAACTTTCGTCTTTGATAGCCATTCTAAGACAAGGCTACAGCCGTAACGTATGGACGGAACTAAACAAGAAACTTAGCAAGGAAAAGGACGATACCGCAAAGGGATTCATCCGCATGCTTCAAGGTATTCAGGTCGGTGCGCAGTATGTACCTGACATCCTTGGAGAAGGTGGTGTATTCCGTAAGAATGCCGATGGTAAGATTGAACTTGTCACGGATATTATCTATGCCCGTGTTAAGGCTTATTTTGACAGTGTAGAGATTAAGGAATACGAGCATACAAGTGGCAACCGTATAGCATCTAAGGCTGGCTTGAAGTGTACCAATGTTGAATGGATTGACGCCAATGGGGATGTTACAACTGTTCTTGCAGATACGGTTAAGTTCCGTTGCTATTTCCGTGCAAAGGATGGTGACAACACCATTGACAATGACTTTGTTGTTGGTGACCTTGCTTTCTGTGATAAGACGGACTACAACAATAACACTTTGACACATCATCGTTATTGGAGAGCCGTTGAAGGAAAGAATGGTACACTTAGTGCAGATGACGAGTTTGGTTATATTGACCTGTCTAAGTCTGATTGCGAAAGCGGTTCTGACATTCCACTTGCAGGTGATGACATCAGTCAGTTGGGTAATAAGACGAATACCGAGCGTCAGGGTGCTATTGTTGAATATGTAGGCGGTACTGATGCACCTGCATATCAGATTTTCCAAGGCATAAATAGTTACAGCCTTAATAACAAGAACTATGTCCGTTTCGGATATGATTCGCAGAGTGGTGGTGCGCAAGCATATATTGGCAATCCAGATGGCAGTTCATATCTATGGTATCATACCGTAAACGGAAGCGCAGTATTAGACATCAAGGCTATCATCAATGCAACAAGTCCTATCAGGGATGGTAATACTACCTACAATGACATGCAATCGTACATTGAGGCTCATTCATCGGATTGGACACAGCAGCAGATAGATGCTTTGATACATAATGTCACAGACCCGATACAACAGCAAATAGATGGTGCTATTGATACATGGTTCTATGACTATATGCCAGTACATGAGGACGCTTCTCATGCCCCAGACTCTACCGTTCCATTAAATGTAGAACCTTACAAAACGTGGAATGATGCTGACATTGCCGCTGGTAATGACAAAGAGAAGAGAAAGCATCTTGGCGATGTATTCTACGACAACAAGAGTGGTTATGCTTTCCGTTTTGTCAATACCGAACCAGACCCAGAACGTACTCCTGTATTTGCGTGGGCTGTTATAACGGATTCCGCCGTTGTAAAGGCTTTGGCAGATGCCGCTAAAGCGCAAGACACGGCAGACCATAAGCGTAGGATTTTTGTATTGCCTATCACAATAGATAGCACAACATACAACTATCCATACCCACCTTATGATGTTGGTGACTTATGGGTAAATGCGAAATATCCTTATGATACTGGTGCTACCTATAACAATGAAATACTTAAATGTATAACCGCAAAAGCCGAAAGTGGTAGTTTTGACATAGCAGATTGGACAAAGGCATCAAAGTACACTGATGATGCCAAGTTCAATGCTTATATTGATTCTATTGTCAATGGAACAGCCACGGAAGGAGATGCACAAATAGCGGCGGTTGCTCAACGTGCTATTATCGGTGCTATGGGTGGTGCAACACTTGTGGCAGGAGGCTTGCTTCTTACATCTCTTATTGGCATGCGGCAATATAATGGCAGCGGTGATGTTACTGATGTTTCAAACTACACCACATGGGCTGGTATTAGCGGAGAGTATGATGATTGGTCGCATGGCACACATGCAAAAGGTCATGGCATTGCCGCATGGTACGGTGGTGCTATGGTTGACATGGAAGATGTTAGCACACTTCCTGCAA